CGATTAATAATAATCTCATTCTAAACTCCTTGTTTTAATAGAACTCAAATTATTTAACAAGGAAAAAATGACTGTAATAAAAGTTTAATATATTAGGAAACTTTAATAAAAAAAGTAGAAATATCCGTGTTTGACATAGCATATCTAACAATATAACGAGAAAACTCATTTAATTTTGAACTAGGTTTATCAGCGTCAATGGTCTCTAAAAAAAGTAAAGCCATATATTTACCAAAATAAAATGCTTTACTTGCATTATTACCTTTTGATGTGTAACTATCGGCTTCTTTTTTAAATTGTGATTTTGTTAAGACAGGTTGTTTTTTTGTACCTGATTTTTGTTTGTTTATAAATTTTGTGTATAAAGCATACATTGTATTAAGATTATTTGTATAGTATGTTTCTTGCCAATTTTTTCCTTTTACACTTGTAAAACCTATAGACTTACCAAAAGTCTGTTCTACATAATAGTTTACATTACCGCCACCTATTTTACCAGCAGCCGCATATTTTCCTTTCATTTCACCTTGCCACGATTTTGTAGTAGCAGTAGCTCTTAATTGCATAATACCACCATCATTAAAATACATATACATATCAGCTGAATTAAAAAAATCACCTGTTTGACCAAATGTAAAACCAGCATATTTTGTATTCATATTATGTGTTCTTTTTCTAGTGTTAAATGGTGTAACTGTTGCTGTACCTGAAACTTTTTTAAGTGATATTCCTAAAGTATGTGTGTCGGCTGTATCTCTTACAGCTTCTCTCAAAGATGTCCATTCTAATGGTAAATTATTTTTTTTATCTGCAAAAGGTGTTCTAATTTCTGGTGATAAGGTGCTCATCCATATATCACCAGGATTCCATTTATCATCACTAAAAGAACCTGGCGCCAATGCTGGGTTATTATTTTTCTTATCGTATTCTTGTGCTTTTTTCTTATTATCATATACTGCCTTCATATAAGGAGAACCTCTATGAAAATAAACTTTCTTACTTTTAAAAGGCTTAGCATATATTGAATTATAAATCGCATTAGCAGTTTTAATAAAAACATCATCTTTAAACCAATCTTCAGGACAATTATCAAAACATTTTTTAGCATTTATTTTAGTAGATTTATCATATGTAAAACAAAATCTATCTTGTGCTTGTAAATGTTTTAAGGTTGTGTTTTTATTATCTAATTTTGTAACAGATGTATTAAAGAGAATTGAGAGATAATAACACTGCATTGATTCTGTCCAAGTAGTATCGTCTGAGCCACCACCTGAACCTTTGCCTCCGCCAAAATCGGGGTCTTTAAAAAAAGAAGTTACAGGAGCTTTACCTGTTTCTTTTTTTGAAAATTTACTATTTGTAAAATGTATATCAAATTTGCCCTTATCTTCTCTTACATATAAACCATATACTTTTTGAGCATTATCATTTTGTCCTTTAAAGAAAGGACTTTTGTCTTTTATTTTTGAGTTAGCTATAGATTGATAATCTTTACCTTTATAAGGTCCACTACTAGCCTTGTATTTGTCCCTAAATCTTGCGTGTGATAATTGTCCCATATTCTCTCTCTTACCACATATTTAGGTAAATGGCAACCAGCCTTGACAATTTCATATAAGTATGTTATATTATAGATATGAAAAATATACGAGTAATACAAACTGGCATTGATGTATCGGCCATACAAAAACAACTAGAACAATATCCTGAAGATTGGGGAAATGTTGGTCGTATGAAAGGTACCGCAAAACAAGACCCTCATACAAAGATAGTCACCAGTGAAGTCTTACAATTGGTAATGGGAGGTGTATCAAAACCAGGTGAATTTGTAGGCGATACTGAAATTACTTTACCTACAGAAGCCACACAACGACATACTGAAATACAAAAATTCTTAACCACACACTTTAGAAATATAGGTAGATGTGCCTTTTTAAAAACACCCATAGGCCAAATTACAGGTAAACATATAGACCAAGGCACATACTACTTAACCAAAGATAGATACCATTTAAGTATCACAGGTACATATCGTTACACCGTATGGGATGATGGTGAGAATGATAATACAAAAGAAGTGATTGATGTAGAACCAGGCACTTTCTTTTGGTTTAATAATAAGAAAAATCATATGGCCGAAAATACATCAAACATAGAACGTATTGCATTTATCTTTGATGTGCCTCAAAGCCCTTCAAATCCATAAAGAAAATTTCCGAGTTTCCGGTGGTTATATGGCCGCTAAGGCTTAATTCTTAATAGTATCTTTTTAATGTTTTCATACCAGAATATACCACTTTGTCGTAGTTTATTGTTAGAACTACGTAACTTCTCCAGACTATTACGTAACCGTGTAACTTGTGCCTTTGTAAGTCGTTTATCGTTTTGTTGCAACTGTTCTAACTTTTCTATTATATCATCTATTTGAATACAAGTATAATCAGGTATTTTGGGAGCCTTCTTTTTTAGATATGGTAGGGATAGACCTTTTGGCCATTTCTTCATAATAGTATGTCCTTTGTTAAGTAACAGGCCAATGGTTAAAGGGAATGTAGAATAGTATATCGTATATTATTTAGGTGATAAAGTCACTTTCCAGTAGTAAAATTATCCGAGGAAAAAATTGTGATAAAGGAAGTGTATTAAGTGTTCCAGCTGGACTCTAAGCTTTTCCTGATGGTTCAACACCACTATGTATAATATTCTGTTCCTTAACAAAGACTAGGTTGGCCATTTAAATATGGCCTCCAATATATGTCTTAACATCTTTATTACATTTATAGTTTAGCAAGCCGCTCCAGTTTGCATAAGTGTTTTTCCACCACAGGTTTTTGGCCATAAAAAACACGGCCATATATAAGCTCTACTAGTTTAGATTAATAGGGTCAGCGTTTAAGTCTATATCACCAGCATTGACTTGTACTGTGCCATCTATACTGGTTGTCTGTTGTTTGGCCGTTTCTGTGATATTGCCTTCTACGTCTAATGTGTAATTGCCACCTACTTTTAGGTTAAAGTCACCACCAGCATTGAGGTTCATCTTGCCTTGTACTGTGACAATGTTGACATCACCAGAGTCCACTTGTATATTAATATTGGCGCCTGTGCCTACTTGTATGTCGTAATGATTATTAAGTGTGTTTGATTTGTTTAGATAAAGTTTATGGCGGCCGTCTATAGAGATGTCCGCATCACCGCCTATTAAAACCTTTTTGTTGTTGGTTAAAACGGTAAAGTGGTCGCCTTTGATTATGTCTGTTCTTGTGCCATCCGCTGAGATTTCGTAAGATGTGCCTGTTCTATGTCTTTCGTGTATTCTTTCATTACCTGCCGTGTCATCATATTCTCTTATGTGACCACTTTCAGTTTCGTACACTTTGTTGTATGGATAACTGGCCGCATATGGAATTGCCGGTTGATCCCACGTATCACCATCAGAACCCAATATATCCGAGCCATCGGCCGCTGTGACAGGATTGACATCCGCTGTTGCCACCCCTGTTGTTCGTGTACTTCTTCGTAATGTTAATGATAGATGAGGGTTTATCTCCTCACCATCTGAATTTTTTAAATTAACGGCCAGTCTATTGGTATCAACTTCATCTTTGTATTTGGGATAAACACCGTTAGGGTCATAAAAACCTTTTGATGTATTGGCCAGTTCTATAGGTCTGCCAGGTAAACTGCCTAACACTATGGGTTCTTGTAAGTCTTCATCTCTAAAATATCCAAACACCCAACTACCTTCAACTAATGCAGACGGCGAAGAACCTAAACCTGATATGCCGGCCGCTGTAGTAGGTAACACAACCGTTGCCCAAGGTAAGTCGGCCGTTGGTAATTTAATCTTGTCTTGTGTGTGATACCCTATACATCTTACTCTTACTCTTCCGGTGTATTGAGGGTCTTGCCTGTCTTCAACTACGCCATTGAACCAGATGAAACCGTTGCGGCCAAGAAAATTTTTGTCTGTAATCATTTTTATTTTTACCGATATATTGTTTCTTTTAATTCACTCACTATACGCTATTTT